GCCCCCGGACCCAAAAGGACCGAGGGCTCGCTCACTTAACAGTGGCTCTGTAGGTGCTGACCACTGTGTATGTCAGCACCAGGAGAGTTTCCATCCCGAAAGGACGATCATGCCGTATTACAACTCTGTCAACCTCGAAGAGACGGTGCCACGCGAAAGCACGGCTTATACCATCTCAACGGGGGTGCCAACCAGTCAAAGGTTGGCTCCTATGTTGACTGCTGGCTCTAAGGAGCTGGGTTTTAGGACCCGGCCCCCGAAAGCCACTACTGTCAGTGAGATCGACAGTAAAGTTGCTGATCCGTACTCATGGTTCGCTAGCCTCAATGAGGTTAAGAAGCGCGCAGCCGTTGCAAACGGCTTTGACGCTTCAGCGTTCCGAACTGACAAGGGACATCCGTGGTCTCTGGAGAAATTCAGATTCAACGGAAAGTTGCTGGACTGCCAGTACGGCAGTACAGGGAGTACTTCCAGGACCCATTTTATTGGGTATCCTCAACTGTTAACCTTGGCCGGGGACTCCAACGGATTCCACGTGCCGGCCGCCTCAGACCTTCGGTCTTGGGCAGCTGTCAAATACGGTCAGACGGCACCTACTTCTGATCGGTTTTCAGTCCCGGCTTTTGTCGGGGAGCTCCGTGAGGGGCTCCCTAGACTAATTCCGGCCCTTTTACAGGGTAGAGCCTCCTTTTTTAAGGGGCTCGGGAATGACTACCTCAACGTACAGTTTGGGTGGATACCCTTTCTGAACGATGTGCGCTCAATCGCGGAAACGTTATACCGCGCTACCAATGGCCTATTTCAGCCATGGGGAGCAACACACAGAAGCAGGGGAGAACAGCCAAACATATCGATGGATTCATCGAGTAGCCCCTGGACCGGAGGGATTGTAATCTCCGGTTTTGACCCCGCAGGCTTCGGCCTTACGGGTAATCAGGCTATCTCTTTCCTCGGCCTTAATGGCCAGGCCATCCGCTCTTCAAGAGTGGAGGTCCGCCGTTGGTTCGAGGGAGAGTATGTTTATCTGCCAAAAGCTGGGTTTAACCCCGGTGATCACCTTGAGCGCTTTGAAACGCTCATGAAGACGGATTTGACTCCGTCGGATCTTTGGCAGCTGTCTCCTTGGTCCTGGCTAGTCGATTGGTTCCTTGATATTGGAGGTGCAATCGAGGCGTATGAAACCGCCACTTCTAGCCGGGTTCTCAGCACGTATGCTTATGCGATGGAGGAAACACTGACCCGTAAGGGCAGCCTCATCTGGAGCATTGCTCCAGACACGAACCGGTATTATGCCGGTCCGCGATCGTTTGCTGGCGAGTGGGTATACCACCGCAAGCTTCGCATTCGTGCGAACCCATTCGGGTTCACCCTGAACCCCACTGTGAGCCTTACGGCTTTGCAGTTGGGAATTCTGGGCGCGTTAGGGCTCACAAGGCTCCGGCGCTAAACTACACACCACAACCCATCCAATTTCTACCCATAGGAGAACCGGTGCTTACCGATCCGCAGTCCGTGACCATTTCTGGCACGGCAACCTCGCTCCCTCGTCTCGAGGAACGTTCGGAAACGAACGTTTACACAAATCGTGACGCTGGTGTCGATCTCTATGTGACCCAAAAGGTCGACAAGAAGACCGGCATCATGCGCTCGACGACTTCCCTGACCAAGACGGTCGTGATCACGGACCCTGTTACGGGTCTCAAGTCACGGTCGCCCTACGCCATCTCGGTTTCCTCGCTGACGCCCCCTACCGGGGTTGTCGTTGCGGACGTTGAGGCTCTTTACGATGCCCTGACGACCGCTCTTGAGGCTTCCACGAAGGCTCTTCTTAAGAAGATCCTGGGAGGAGAGCGTTGAGCGCTACCGAGGCCCTTGCCATCGTAGCTGTTGTGCTGTTGATCATCATCAGCATGGCAGCTTTCGTTGGCGCAGCTTCGTTGCGCTCGCGCGGATAGGTTTTTCAGTACCGGCTGGATGCTCCACCTCTTGAAAGGAGGGGACATGAAAAGCCTGGTAACTCTCCAGCTGGCCGTCCTGCTTGACGCGGGACGTTTTTGCGCCACTGAAGTGAATCTTGACGCTGCCACCATACAGCGTCGAGTGGAACATGAGGGTGAAAGTTTTCTGACGATCACCTTGCCGACGTTCAGCAAAGCCCTTGAGAAAGGCCTAGCAGAAGGACGTTGGCCGAGACAAGACGCGACTCAATTTGATCACGTCCGAGGGCTCCCCGCTTTTATGCGAGGTTTCCTCTCTCTTGTGTTCCGAGATGATGGCACGTTGTTGGACGAACCCGACGCGCAAGCGATTTGGGCCGTCCGCCAAGTGTGCAACTTGGTGGGTAAGATGGACCGAGCCTGCTCTCCCGCGAGGGAAAGGCAGGCTATGGTCGATTTTGTCCGAACTGACCGCGAATTAGGCGATCACTTCCGGGTTGGAATACCCGGGAGGGACTTGGATGCGTTTGAACGACGTTTCCGCCGTCTGTTTGGGGATGTGCTCGATAAGGTGGAGACGAGAGTCGCCTCCTTCGAACTCATCCCTCGGCATGGCTCGGGTAGCGTTGCTGATGGCCTTACGGCCAAGCAAAAGTGGGATTTTCCCTACTTCCCTGAAAGGTTGGAGTCATCCTTCCCTTCATGGCGCTACACGAGGAACCTCCCTTCTTGGGAGCCAGTGCCGACGGTACCCCTTGGAGCTGAATTACCGGTAAAGGTGATTTCAGTTCCTAAAACGCAATCGAAACCTCGAATTATCGCGATTGAGCCTAGCGCAATGCAATATGCGCAGCAGGCACTAAAAGAGGAGCTCTACCGTGAAATCGGTCGATCTCCCCTACGCGAGATACTCGGGTTCAGGGACCAGACGAGGAACCAGCGAATGGCGCATGAAGCGTCGATAAGCGGTACCCTTGCCACGCTCGACTTGAGCGAAGCGTCTGATCGTGTCCACCTGTCCGTTGTTATACGGGCATTTCGCAGCTGGCCTCAC